CACTCTTTCCCTACACGACGCTCTTCCGATCTGTTCGTGATCGTTGCCAACAGGTTGGCGACGTGTTCCGAAATTGTGAAGGGGCTATGGAACGTAAGTGGGAACCGCAGCATGGAGCGCCAGGACGCCATAGTGGTGTATTCCTCTTCCGGGTCGTAGAACTTGGGATCCGCACACAGCAGTTTAACGGTCAGCTGCCGGACAATGCCAGAGAACGGAAGCTCCCAGCCTTCCGGGCGGTAGGTCGTTACGCGACAGGTTCCGTCCTCCCGGTATATTTCCATCGTTCCGTCTACGCCTTCCTGGAACACGGCGTCCAGCTGATCCCGGATCGTGTCATAGTCAGAAAGGACGTAGGCCCGGATAACCGGGTGTCGGGCGTCCTGGCTTTCGCCTTCTACGGTTTCGCCGTCCACGCCGGTGTTTTTACTGGTGGAAATGGTGAAGTTTGCGGCTCCGATGTCGTCCACGCCTTCAAGGAATACCACATCGCCATATTCAAATGTCATTGTGCGCCCGGTGGCGCTGTTTTTGCATACAACTTTTTCCATGGTGTTACCTCTCAGGCTTTACTAACCGCAGCCAGCAGCTTCCGGGTTTCGTTCCGGGTCTGCCGGGCACATTCAGCCGGGGACAGGTCCTTCGGGCTGTTATAGGTGTTGTACTGGTTAAACTGTGCGGGTCTATTCCCACCGCCGCCCAGCTTACTGTCCAGAATCCGGCTCAGTTCATCGTAGAAACTACGCAGGGGCAGGACAGCTTCGGGACCGGCTTCACCGCCACCCAGCAGGTTACGGCCCAGCGCGCCGAAGATTTGGGCGCCGTTCAAGATACCGCCCCGCTTGTACCACTCAATGTGGAATTGCGGAAGGCTGCCTTTGCCGCCGATGCCGTAAGGGGCTACGCCGCCAGAAACAGAAATGTGGGGGAGTTTCAAGTGCGGCAGGCTCCACTCAAAATTAAAGGCGTTTTTAATGTTGTTGATACCCTCCCGGATTTTGGCGCGGGCCTGTTCGATTTTGTCCGAAAACGAACCCTTGATGTTGTCCATGATCGTAGAAACAGCGGTTTGGGCTTCCTGCATTTTGGTCTGAAACTGGGTTTTTATCGACGTCAGCTTGCCGCCGGTCAAAGTGTCCAGGTAATCCAGTCCAAAGGTCTGGGCTTCCTGTATGCCGGTCATGGTAGCCGCCACAATGCCCTTGATGCCGCCGCCGTTTTCCGTATACGCTGCCTTGATATTGTTCAACTTCTCGGTTGTGGTGGCTTTCAGAGCGTCCAGACCGAAGGCTGCAGCGGATTTTATACCCTCATACAACTGTGCAAACCCTTCACCCAGCGCCCGCAAACCGTCCATAAACCCGGCCCAGAGTGTCGCAACGCCTTGGCAGAATTTTGCAATAGCGGCCTTTATACTCTCCCAGATAGAAATAACCGCCGCGCGAAATTCTTCGTTTGTGTTCCATAAGTAGATTATTACAGCAATAATTGCACCTATGGCCGCCACGGCTATGCCGATCGGGTTGGAGAGGAATGTGAAAGCGCCGCTTAATGCCGGGAAGGCTCCCGCCAAACCCGTCATTGCACCCGTTAGGGTTGTAACTCCCTTTAGCGCGCCGGTGATCGTAGACACAAAGGACAAACCCTTCAAGGCGATAAGGCCACCAACAATGGCAACAATAACGCCCGTTACGGCGGCACGGTTGTCAATCAGATATTTAACAATATCTTTCAAGATGCCAAAACCGGCAGATACGCCGCTGGCCATGCCTTCATAGTCCACGCCCTCGGTGGCTTCCAGAAGGACGTCCACTAATTCGTTAACGCCTTCTTTTACCTCATTGACCACAGGGGCGACGCGCTCCGCCATTTCGGCGGTCTTCTCTGCGAAGTCCGCCTGGGTTTCGTTGGCCGCCACAATATCGCCGTTTGTTTCCCGCCATGCTTCCGCCAACGGCCCCAGGCCCTGGCTTTCCATGGCCTGCATAATCAAATTGGTTCTTTCGCTGACGTCGGCGCACTCTTCCAGGGCCAGGTTAAAAAAGTCTTCGGCGGAAGTCGCTTCCGTTACCCGCTTGTTCCAGTCTTCAATAGCTTCATACTGTTCCCTTGTGGCTTCGTATTCCGCCCGCTGGGCTTCGGTCATCCACCGCAGCTGTTGTTCGGTTTTCTTTGTAAAGTCAATGTTTTCTTTCAGCGTAACGCCGAAAGTTTCACCTTCCATACTTCCCCAGTTAAGTACATCCGCAAATGTTCCCGTAACCTGGCCCGCCCGTATCGTTTCATTGACACTTTCGGCAAGGCCGTCAATGGGGATCGAATCGCCGTATTTTGCCCACGCGCCTGTCGTGTTATCGATAAGCCCTAACAATTCCTGTTGCGGGAGTTTTAAGGCTTGCAGGTTGGCCAGGGTGGTAGCCGCTGCCTGTTCGTCACCTAAGACGCCGAAAAGCCGTTTATAGGCTTCCTGGGTTTCGTCCGCCGTGTAACCGGCCTGTTCGCTGGAAACTTCCAGTGTGCCCATGATTCTGCGGTACTCGTTGGTTTCCTCTACAAGATCCCCAACAGCTTCCGCTATACCCTTGGCAGCTTCAATGATGGTTCCAGCCTTCAAAACGTCCCCGAAGGTTGCCGCAGATTTTCCCGCGTCGTCCAGGGCGTCTTCGGCCTGCTCGGCGGCTTTTTCCACTTCCTCGATGGGTTTTTCTTCGATTTTTTTAATCTCTTCCGCCGTTTCATCGGCCTGGGATTCCAAATCTTTCAGACGCTTCCGCGCCATAACCAACTTGTTCTGAAATTCCAGATAGGCGCCCCGGTCAATATCACCACTTGCGTACTGAGCTTCTACCTGCTCCTGGGCGTTTTCCAGGGCTTCCAATTCCTCTTTTGTGTTCGCTATGGCAGCGGTAAGAATTTCCTGTTTCTGGCCCAGCAGTTCGACATTTCCGGGGTCGAATTTCAGCGATTTGCTAACCTGCTGCAATTCCTTGTTCAGCTTTACGCCCTGGCTTGTTATGTCCTTCATGGAGTTAATCAAGCCCACAGTTTTGCCGTTGATCTCCACGGTAATGCCTTTAATTGTTTTTGCGCTCAATTCTTTATTCCTCCTTTCATCCGTATTTTTCATGAAGCCGTTCTCTGTCCGGCTCCGTCTGGGTCAATCTCCACGCGTTCCGAAGCCATTTTCTACCGTCGTCGGTCAAACTGCTATTGTAAATAACAGCGTCCCGCAGCAGGCCCCAGAACTCAAAAACATCCAGTTCCATGACTTCGCTAAAAGACAGTCCCGAATATTCGGAAACTGTCTTTTTGTTTAGCGTGTTGATTATGTACGGAATCCCCTTATCACCTTTGTCGTTCGGGTAATAAGGGATTATCAGTTTGGGTTGGTGTCTTTCTCCTTTTTCAGCCACTTGGCATAGGCGGACATAAAGGCGGTAAGCTGGTCCTGGTCCATCCACTCCAGAACGGTGTCGCCGGTAATCTTGAAATTTTCCCGGTTTTTGGAAATGATGGACGCCACGACGTTGGCCAGTTCTGCCACGCTACCGTCTTCCTCGATGTCCTCCCACTTTTTTAAGGTCTTGAGCTTCGGGGGCTGGATATGCAGCACCTTGCCGCTACCCGGCACCTTGAACTCAAAATACCGTTTCGGGACCAAATTCAGATCGAACATTTTCCGCCCTCCCGTTAGCTGTTGCCGGTCTGGGCGGTTTCAGTCTTGGCCAGTTCGTCGTCCAAAATGACCAGGGTGCCGTCCTTGTCCAGAGTGTCGGCAGTAATTTCCGCGTCCACCGTGGTGGCGTCTTCGGGCTGGAACGCCATGGAAATGGTGCCGGTGTTCTTGCCGGTAACGGTTACGCGCAGCTTGCGGCCATCGTCACGGGTATGGACGAACCGGTACAGCCACCGGTCCTTACTGATATTGGAAAGGCCGCCCAACTTGAACAGACGATGGCCCGCCTTTGTGGTTTCATCAACGCGGGCAGTCTGTACAAGTGCCTTGATCCAGTTCTGCGCCCAGGTAATCAGACCGGTTTTGAAAAGTACCGTTTCCTGGGTGATAATGGTCTTTTTCACGCGGCCCTTGTCGTCCTGGACAGTCTGGCTTTCCATGCTGTATTCCAGCGTTGCGCCGCCCTTGATGTTGCCGGCGCGGTTCTCGTCCTTTTCGATTGTGGTATCGTCGGGAATTTCGCCGGTGAACTTCATAATGAACAGGTCGCCACTGCCCAGGATGATCTCGTCGCTCTTATCGATTCTCAGTTCTTCGCTCATGTTATTGCTCCTTTCGTCGTGAAGGTAAAATCAGCAGAATACGGCTCACCGTCTGGGTAGCGCTCAATTTCCACATTGCCCAGACCGGCAAGCGCTTTTCTGATTTTGCACTCAAGTGCAAAATCCTTGTTTACAGTAAATAGGGTTATGCGCCATGTGATGGTAGTAAAGCCCACGCGGCCCATATCGCCCCATGTGTCAGTTTCTTCACTGCGGACAATCATATACGGAAGCGGAAGGGTTTCGCCGTTGATCGGCACCGCCGTTTCCTCTTCTATTCGGATGCCTGTACCGGCCAGGCGGGCCAGAACTTTTTCGCGGTCAATCATTGGCCTTTGCACGCCTCCTCACACTGTTGGACAAATTTCTCGTTCCATTTTTCGGCTGCCGGTGCAATATGAACATAGGCTTTAACGCGGCCTTTTCCTCCGCGCTTTTTATGTCCTTTTTCCAGCAGGTGCGTAAGCTGGTACTTTGTTTTGTTGTGTACTCTGGCCGTTTTGTTTCCACGGCCATTGTCAAAAACTTTGCATTGCCAGCCTTTGGAATACGCTTTTGTTCGTTTGGGGCTGGTGGTGGATATATCTTTCCGCATACCCTTGCCGCAGGTTTCCACGGCTTCGTCCACTTTGTCCATAACTTCACCCGTATACGCTTGCAAAACTGCGGTAATTTCAGCGGTAAGGTCAGACCCGGCCACCGGCCCCCACCTCGCTTTCGTCGAAGTTAAGCAGAATCGTGGGGTTTTCCAGGGTCAAATCGATACATTCCGGGATGGTGTCGAAAATCCGTTGGGCCTGCAATACGGTGTACTGCTTGCCCTCAATGACTACGAAAACGCCGACTTTGATAAAGTCCATCCTGGGTATCCGGATCAATTTCTGGACCGTGTGCCCGGCCTGCTCCGCTTCAAAATTGCGTTTAATGCCCACAGTTCGTTCCTGGAAACGTACATTCCCCAGCAGAAGGGTGGGGCTTTTGCCCTTGTCCAGCTGGTACAGGTTGCACGTTCCATCGTTAAAGGTTTCAAACTGTACTTTCTTCTTTGCCACAGCCGAATCCCTCCGCTAAGCGCAGGTTAATAATTTCCGCGCGGTAGTCTTCTTCAAACTCAGCGCGGCGATTGTTGACCAAATACCAGGCGCAGTTAATGAACAGGCCGATATACTCCGGGCCGGTCAGATCAAGCGCAGGGCTGCCCGCCCTGGCCCGGAGAAGGGCTTCCGCTTCCTCTATGGCAGCCGTTACGTTGGCCTTGGTTTTGTCGTCCAGTTCCCAGGTGTAGCCCATGCGGTTGCACGCACGGGCATAAACCTGTTCTTTCGTCAACACTGCCATAGCCTACCCCTTTACGCCTGTTCCTTGGTGGCAACAGTGCCAGCCACTTCCACAATGGTGGACACAATGGCTTCCAGGTTGGAAACGTCCAGCAGCAGGAAAGCGTACTGGTCCAGGGGGCGGCCGTTGCCCTGGAGCTTTGCCTTATAGGCGCGCTGATCTTCCAGGAACTTCACGGAATCGTCGGCCACGATGGTGCCCTGCTTACCGGCGGGGCCGATGCCGATAAAGTAATAGGGGGCAATACCGATAACGGCTTCGCCCTTTGCCAGAGCGGCAGACTGGAAGATTTCGGCAGGAATGGGCAGAACATTGGTCATGTACTGGCCACCAACCAGCAGGGTGGTAGCTGCGAAAACCTTCTCCCAGTAGTCGAAGGGATTGAACACGATGATAATGTCCTTGGGATCGATAGCGCGGCCAGTCTTGCCGGTGTCGTCGTTGGGGTCGCGGGCCAGCTTTGCCAGCAGAGCGCCCAGGGTCTTAGCGTCCAGACGCTTGACGGGAACGGGGGTCTGCTTGGGGTATACGCCATCCTGTACGGAAGCGGTGGGGGACACGTTGCGGACCATGCCGATGGGTTCATCCTTGCCGGTGCCAGCAACCGCGCCGGTTTCCAGAGCGAAGGCAATAGCTTCGGACAGGGTTTCCCGTGCGTAGGTGTCCATCCATTCGGGACCCAGTTCCACCAGGTCCATGGAAATGGCCATAAAGGCGGACAGCTTGCACATAGTCAGCGCGACTTCCTGGACGCCGCCTTCGATTTCCTTCTGCACCGCGCTGGTGATCTTGCCCCAGGCTGCCAGCTGGGCAGGCTTGGCGTTGACCAGAATACGGGTCAGATAGGCGGTGCTGACAAAGTTCAGCTTGTCCAGCAGGGGGTGATTCTTGCGGATGGTGCCGATAATGCGGTCAACCACAGTCTGGGGCATTGCAACCTCATAGTTGGCAACAGCGGCGCGGGGGTCGGAAGATTTCAGCGCCTTGGCCAGACCGTCGTAATACTCGCGTTCTGCGGCAGTCAGCACATTGGCACCACGGGCGGCCAGAATAGCGGTGTCCTGGTTGCGGGCGTCGATCTCTTCGGCGGCACGCTGCAGGACTGCTTCGTTCATGCCGTCAAAAAAGCCGGTCATGGCCTGGGCAATCTGTTCGGGGTCGCCGGACTTGAAAGCAGCGGACAGGGTGGCTTCGTGCTGCTTCTTGACCTGGGCAAACAGGTCGTTGCTCTTGATTTTCATGGTTTCATTCCTCCATTCAGTTAATTACAGCTGCAAGAATTTTCTGCAAGCAGTTGTTTTCTTTGGGTTCGGGGTTTGCTTGGGGGGCAGGGGGCGCAGGGGTGGGGACGGGCGGTTCCTGCTTGTCCATAACGGCAGAAATGGCCGCCGCCATGGCTGCGGGCAGGTTGGCAGCTTCCCGGCGCTGGAAGGCAGCGTGGGCCTGCTGGTACTGCTTTGCGGCAGGTTCCAGGTTGGCGTCATGCTCCGCGTATTCATCAGCAAGGCCGTACTGGATGCACTCTTCCGCGCTCAGCCAGGTTTCGCCGTCGGTCAGTTCTTCCAGCTTCTCCCGGGTCAGCTTGTCGCCTGCCTTGACGATGTAGCTTTGCAGCATAGCCGCGTTGATAATATCCAGATCGTCGGCGGACTTTCTCAGGTCTTTGGAGTTGCCGTATACTGCCCAGGCCGCATTATGCACCATCATGGTGGTATTGCGGGGCATTACTACCTTGCTGGCCGCCATAGCAATGACGGACGCAGCGGAAGCGGCAAAACCGTCAATATAGGCCACCACAGTGGCAGGGGACCGGCGCAGGGCGCTATAAATTCCCAGCGCTTCCTTGACGCTGCCGCCCATGCTGTTAATGTACAGATTGACGGTATCGCCTTCTTTCGTGTCTTTCAGATTGTCCACGAAATAGCGCTGGCTGGTGGTACTCTCCACCCGCTCCCAGCTGTATGTATCCCAGTTGAACCGGGTGCCGTCCGGCTGAACGTCGTCCGTGATGTAGAACTCAAAGACGCGCCCGGTCGCCATGGCTTTGACCTCATGGCGTACTTTCATAGGTATCAAGCTCATTCGTTTTCACCTCCTTTCAATGGGGCGTTGACCGCTTCCATGTTTTTGGTACGGTGGTAGGTATTGGCCCAGTCTGCCAGGATCGGGTCAAGGCCAACCAGCCCACGGCCTTCGTTGGTGTTGACCATGGCGTCCTGTATCAGCTTGTCCAGCTTCACCGCGACGTCGAAAATGTCAACGACGCGGATGTGGGTCATGTCGATACCGACGCGCCAGCCTTCCAGAATGTGCCGCCCGTACTGCTTGCGGTTTACTTCGGTTTCCACCGTCAAAACCGCAGGCTTTACGCCGAAGGTTAAAAGGTTCTGGACGGCTTCGTCCTGGTTGGTAACATCACCGCGCAAAAGACACGGGGGGCAGTGGTAGACATTACAGGCCCGGTCCTGGGCCTGCCGCATAAGGCTCTCCATGTCGCCAACTTCTCCGTTGATCTTCTGGGACGCGGGGCCGTCGTGCGGGGTGTAGTCGTAGCCGTCAAACAGAGGGATAACGGCGTTTTTGTTTTCAAAAAACGCCTTGAATCGGCTCTGCATGATCTTGGCCACTTCGTCTTCGTAGTTCTTGTTTTTCGTGGCGTTACCGGCAATTTTCAGAACGCCGGACCGGCCACCACTATGCTTGTA